TCTCAGTCAGGGTGGCGAGATCAGATTTGCCGATACTCTCAAGGTATTCGCCACCATATTGGCCGCCAACGCTCATTGCCTGTATTTCATTCGGGGTGGGATCAATCATACCTGTCCTCCTGTGACAGATGTCCTGGCAGGTGCGAGAACAGAGGTGTTTGCGGCTTTGGTCCCGCCGCTTGTCCGAGACGGTGAATATCGGATTGAACCAGCCGAAGCCGCGGGGCTCACGGTGGCAGACGGCGCAGAGGCCGGGGTGGGTTTGGTGCACGGGTCGAACCTGTAGCCGGTGATTTCGAAGTAGCGGCCCGACGGGCGGACCGAGATCTCGCTGGGGCGTGCAAGGCGCGAGGCCTGCGCGATGGCAGCGTCGACGCTGAGCGGCACTGGGCAGCCCGGCCCGCGCTTGCGCCACCACTCGGCGGCCTTCTGCCGAGCATAGCCCTGATGCTCGATGCAGACCCATTCGTTGTAGGACTTTAGCCCGCAGCTATAGGTGACCTTGAGCGAAGGCCGCCCGCCCAACTTGTCGTGGCGGCTGTAGGAGACACCATGGACCTGCAGCCATTGTTGCTTTGGCGACAGGACGGGAAGTGTGGCCGCTGTGGGGGCGATTTTCACCTCGCGTGCTGGGAACACGTAACCGCAATCCGGGCATTCCGTTGCCGAGAGCGCGAGAATGCTGTCGCACTCGGGGCAGACCTTTGTGGGGGCCTCGCCACCTCCGCCATCGCCCGGGCGTTTCGGGCGGACCAGATCGATCGGTCCGTGGCGGCGGACATTGCCCGCAAAGTCGAGAACCAGGCAGTTTTCCTTGTTCGGAGCCAGCCGCGTGCCGCGACCCACCATCTGCACATAGAGCCCTGCAGACTTGGTGGGGCGCAGCAACGCGATAAGATCGACCCCAGGCGCGTTGAAGCCGGTGGTCAGCACGCCCATCGAGGCCAGTGCGCGGATTTCACCGCGCTTGAAGGACGCGATGATGGCATCGCGCTCCTCCTTTGGCGTATCCCCGAAGATCGTGCGGCAGGTGATGCCTTGACGCCCGAACTCTTCGGCGACGTGGCGGGCATGATCCACGCCAGAGCAAAACGCCAGCCAGGATTTGCGGTCTTTTCCATGAGTGATGATCTCGCTCACGGCTGCCCGCGTGATGGCATCCTGGTCAACTACAGCCGCAAGATCGCGGGCAATGAAGTCACCCGCCCGGGTGCCGACCTTCGAGATGTCCAACCGTGTTGCCGGTTGTTTCGAGACCAATGGGCTGAGATACCCTGCATCGATCAGATCACGCACCGGCGCCTCATAGGCAATGTCAGTGAAGAGTGCGTCCTTGCCCTCGTGCAGCATGCCGCTGCCCGTCCGGAACGGTGTGGCGGTGAGGCCAATTACCTTCAGCGCAGGATTGATTGCCTGCAGCGCGTCAAGAAAGCGCCGATACATTGTGCTGGAATTGCCGGGGATGAGATGGGCCTCATCAATCAACACCAGATCGGTGTGGCCGATCTCATGGGCGCGGCGGTGAATGGATTGGATGCCGGCAAACAAAACACGTGCCTGCGCCTCACGTTTCCCCAAGCCCGCCGAATAGATGCCCGCAGGTGCCTCGGGCCAAAGCCCTATCATCTCGGCATGGTTTTGGGCGATCAACTCGCGAACATGAGTCACGATCAGGATGCGCTGATCCGGCCATGCCTTCAGAACGCCTTCAATGAATGACGCCATGACGAGCGACTTGCCGCCGGCTGTTGGAATGACAACACAACAGTTGCCAGAATTGTCCTCGTAGTACTTGTAGATGGCCGCAATAGCAGCCTCTTGGTATGGGCGCAGGGTCAGCATGGTGCGGCCTCCGTATTGCGGGCGTCATTTGACCAGGAAGCGCCATCGTTCATGCGGTAGGTGACGATGTCGTCTCCCGCATCGATGACCTCGCCCGGCACGAGATCGGGGATGAAGAGATGTCTGTCGCAGGCGCCCCGCTGCTCGGCAGGCGCCAGCATTCTGTCATGGCGTGCGCAGTGCCATCCGCCATCGACCGCCGTGGAGTGCAGACAGGACCGACAGGTCACAGCGGCCCCGCCACCCTCATGACAGGCAGCATGGTGATCGCAAAAACGGCATTCAAACCAAGCCGGATCTTCACTGATCCGCGCAGGCGGGTGCTGGGCGAAGATAAGCCGGCCAGCCTTCTCAAGAAGGCGTTCGGCCATGGCAGGATCGGCCTCAACCCGTTCGATATGCAGCGCGTCAGTGTTCTTGCAGACCGCCATGTAGAGTGCGCGGGTGATGCCCGTGAGGTGCATGTAGATCTGCATCTGCGCGGCATGCTGCGGCTTCGATGCCACCACGCCTTTCGCGGTCAAATCCGCAAAACTCTTTACGCCATGTGTCTTGAACTCGAGCACGTGCCAGGTCTTCGGTGCCTCAAGGATGCCGATGGCCACGCCATCCAGCGAGCCGCCGAAATGACCGCCATGGGCCTCCACGCGGATTTGCCGTCCTGTTTCTGGATCCACTTCCAACACGGTCGCGCCTGTTGCCCGCAGATTACGGACCATGCGGTCCTCTTCCAATTGGCCCGTCTCAAAAAGGCGCAAAAGGCGGCCTGAAAAGCGTGACGGCGTCACCCAGCGGAAATCGTACCAGAGCGCGCGTGCGCAAGATTTACCGATGATGGATGCGCCGAGATGGTCACGGAAGCCATCGCCCTGCCGAGCCTCGTAATCGGCGTAGATCGCCGTCAGCGTTGGCGTGGGTGGTGCGGGAAGATCAGCCATCACAATCCCTCCCGTTCGCTGCGGGCCTGGGCCTCGGCCAGAAGGTCGCTCCAAGTGTCCGGGTCGTGGCGCTCACGCAGGACACCAATCAGCGCGTCTTTGAGCTTTTCGCGGCGACGGCGGCCGTTGCCTTTGGCAAGCAGTTCGGACCGTTCACGGCACAGGTGGCGCAGCGCGGTCCGTGCCCGGTGGAACCAGTCAGGGTCGATGGGCTTATGGCCCCGTTGCCGGGCGAGATCGGCGGTTGCGATCTGCGTGCGGATCTTGGCGATGGCGTCGTCGAGTTCGATAAGCCGGCGCTGGTCATCAGGCAAGCCGGAACTGATCACGGCCCGAGGGGCCGCGTTATGCAGGTCAGTCATGGGAATATCCTTAGATGGGGTTGGGCGCTGCTCCGTCAGTCAGGGATGCGGAGCAGCGCGATTGATCAGCCCGTCTTGTTCCAGGGCGCAGAGGCCATCTTGGGCGGTGCGGAAGCGGCCTGCGTTGAGGGCGGTGCTGAAGGGGTTGCAGCAGCGGCAACGGCTCCCCCACCTTCAGACGGCAGATAGGCGATGGCGTTGCTCTCGCCGTAGCCGTTCTTCGGCGGCTTGATCTTCACCTGGATCGTCATCGGGATCAGGTGCAGTTCCTCACTGTCGCTGACATGCATCCGGTTCGTCGCATGGCAGATTGCCGACAGCGTCCGCTGTGCAATCTCCACCGTGGTCGGGTTCGGGTTCACCAGGTTCAGCTGGTCGAAGATCTTCCGGCCCCTGTGCTCGCCCTCGAGGATATCGAGCATCAGCCAGAGGAACTGGCCCATGCCGTTGCGGGTGACGCGCATCTCGCTCTCAACGATCTGAGCGCGGTATTTGCCTGCGGGCAACAGCTCGTAGGCGGTGGTGGGTTCAACGCTGGTGGCGTCAAAGGACGTATCAAAACGTGCCATGGTCGTATCCTTTCAGGTCTGGATTATTCAGGTTGAGGCATGGCTGCGAGGAACTCCGACCACTTAAGCGGCAGGGTGTCCGGCAGGCCGTAACGGTTCTTGGCGAGGAAGGCGGGACGCTCTTCGGTGTGCATCACGCGCGCACCGGACCCGAGCGCCCGGGTCACCTTCTTGTTAAAGCCGACATCGGATTTGGCGACCGAGATCTGATAGTTCGCGAAGAGCACCACATCGGAATGCTCCTGCAGCAGCGCCGAGGCGCGGGCCTGCAGCTTGATCACATAGCGGTCGTAGGGCTCATGCTCGGGGCTGTCGAACCGCTTGATGTCGGTATGGGCAATCTGGATGACCACCATGCCTTTCCGGTCGCGCAGCGCATTGAGCTTGTCGAGATATTCACGCCAGACATTCAGCGCTTCTGCATAGCCCTTGCCAAAGCCCGGGGTTTCGATCGACTGCCAGCCATTGCGCTTGCACGCCTCAGCCCAAATCAGCGGCTCGAGCCAGTCGACGCTGTCAACGACGACCGTGCCGTAGTCGTGATCTTCCTGCAGCAAGGCGTCGAGCGCTTGTGCAACTTCGGCATAACTCGTCGCCAACGGAAAATGCGGGACCTGCAACTTGCCCAGACCATCCTCGGTCATGAGGAAGACAGGCCGGTCGGCATCGGCCGCGAAGGTGGATTTGCCGACCCCGGCCACGCCGTGGATCAGGATGCGCGGCGGCTGAAGCGTCGATGCTGTGCGCAGGGAAGCGAGAGAAATGGCCATCAGCGCACCTCCTCAGCCAGCACTAGGCGGAACTTGGGCTTGCCGGTGCGGACCGTGCGCGCAGGCTCAAACCCTTTGCGCCACGACTTCGGAAGTGCCGCGTATTTGCGCTCGGATACCTTCAACGTGGTATCGATGAACTCGGACGGATCCTCGCCAGCCGAGGCGATGTTTTCGGCGATCTGGGCGAGTTTCGCCTGATCCCAGTCGATCCGTTTCGCCAGATCTGCGATCACGGTGACACCGCCATCTGCAAAGCGGATCGTGCCCGTGTCCTTGCCTGCCTTAGAGCGGCACTCAGCAGCACGCTCGGCGTATTTCAGGGCGATGGCACTACCGAGCCAATCCGAGACCGTTTTGGCCTGGGTGAGCTGCTGATCAGCCGCCTCCTTCAGCATTGCCAGCTGATCAGCGGGCAGTGCCGCGATTTGGCCAA